GCAAAGTTCCAAGGATGTGATCTTAGCATAGCATCACGTACTATAGCGTAAGCATCGTTACATAGTTTTGCTCTTTTGGTTTGTTCTGTGAGGGCAGTTATACGTTCTGCTCCAACTCTACGTAGAGCAATGTTACAGATATCGACTTCTGATGCCATACTGCCTCCTAAAAATAAAGCCCCCGAAGGGGCCATTAATTAAATGTTTGCGTAACTAACTTCTACGATTATCTCGCCACCAGTAGCACCAACAATTTCTGAACAAGTTAAGAAGATTTGAGCACCACCTGCTCCGATCTTTTTCTCATAACCTGCGACAGAACCTGCAGCAGCACCCATACGAGATATAGCAGCTTGTCCACCACCATCAGCAGCAACTACTAAACAGTCAGCATCTTCAGCTACAGTAGCTCCATCGAAATCTACGTGTGCTCTAAGCCCTGCAGAAAAGATACCAGTAATACCAAGTGAAGCTGAGATTACAACTTTAGCATCTACAAGAATAGAACCTTCTGGTACGAAGATAGCATCTAGCTGATCGTTTTGAAGAAATCCTGCTGCTACAGTGTATCTATCTTTTACGATTTTGATTGGACTTGCTTGCTCACCCTTAGGTACTGCAACTCGTGGTTCTGATGCGTAAAAACCATCATAGTTGTCCATATTAAATTCAGCCATTATAAACTCCTTATATGGGGGCCGTAGCCCCCTTTAATTAAACTTTAAGACAGATTACTTCTACTACTTTTTCTTCTTCAATTCTAGTAGCACCAAGTCCCATAGAAGCGTATACCTGAGTGGCATAATGTTTCTGTGGTAGTCTTTCAATTTCAGTTTTCATTCCTGCAGAGATAGCTAGGATTAGCCCTTCTTTTTGGAAAGCAAAACATCTAGTAGACCCAATAGCTGCTGTACCAGTACCTGCTCCAACTGAACCGTTAAGCTCGTTGAAAGTAGTAGCTGCAGTAGTTAGTGGAAGTCTTTCACTTCTATGAAATTTGAATCCCATGAAAGAATCAACATCACCTTGAACTAGAGATTTAACAGCAGCGTAGTCACTTGAAGTAACTTCTGTTTCACCTAATAGGCTATCCATTTGCTCTGCATCTAGTACGAAGTGAAGGTCACTATCACCAGTTTCATTTTCATTAAACTTTCTCTTAGCCGCTCTAAGAGTAGCTACGTTAAGACCAACACCTACGTTTGGAGCTGCAACCGCACCGTCGAAAACACAAAGCTTTTGAGTGTTTGGAAGAACTACAGCAGTAGAACCTGTCTTACCTGAGTAAGCAGAACCAAGAGCAGCAGTGATGATAACATCATCCATAGCTCTACCAAGAGCGTTTGAAGCAGCGATAGCATACTCAGACTCTGGGTTTTGAATAATTCTTAACTTATCTTCTTTATCCACAAGGTCAGCATAGAAGTAATCTTCTAGCGTTACTCTTCTACGTGAGTGTGGAGTGTCTTGGTAAGTTGTATCTGAGTGACGACCTGTTTTAAGTTGTGCAGATACAGAACCAATTCTGTCATAAAAAGCAGCTTCGGCTTTTTGAGTTTCATTTCTAACAAGACCTTTAAGTCTTGAACCTTTTTGTTGCGATAGGTGGAATACATTTGAACTGTATTGATTCACCATTGCAGTTGTAATTTGAACGGACATTTCTATCTCCTAAGTTAATTAATAAAATACAATTAGTTTTCAACAAGTTGTCCAAGTTATCTCGGGCCTATCTGGCGGTAGACATTATTGGGGCCTTACGGTTGTCCCGACTACATGCGTAGCTACAGGATAAACCTAGACCCCAAGTCATGTCAACTAATAATCTTAAATAATTTGTTCATATCCGCCACAGCTTTTGCGTGGTTAGGATGCTCTGTTTTATGGTATGCGTGGTTAGAGTCTGCAAAAGTATTATTGATCTGCTCTTGTGCCTCTTCCTTAGATACGCCGTAGTGAGCTACAGCATCTTTGCTGAATGTATCTTCGTTTAATGAGTTCCCTACATTAGCTAGGAACTTAATTAACTTCGTGTCGTTGCCGAGTCCTGTAGTGTCTAGGTGTTGCATGATGCCCATATCGTTATCAAACATATTAATAACGTCCAGAGCTTTTTGCATATTCTTTCCGTAGCCTTCTCCCCACTCATCTTTAAGGGCTTGAACTGCTGTATCAATACTCTCTTTAGTTGAAGTAGTATGAGCCTCATCTTCCTCAGCAATCTTACCGTTATAGAACTCCATAATGGCTTTAGCTTGGTGTGGTAGGATGTTGTTCTCATAGGCTAACTTGTTAAATTCCTTAGTGAACTCTTCGTCCATAAGGTTTTTCTCTAGCTCAATCTTGTACTCATCTTCCTGAGGTAGTCCCATCTTGTGATAGAAAGCTCTGATTTCCTCTGGTGTTGAGTTTTCATTTGGTAGGATTGCCTTATCCTTCCCAACCATTCTCTGTGCGTGAACATAGTTCTTGACAAGTGTAGGGACATCCTTTACAGATTCCATAATCTTATCACTAGCTAAGTCCTTCTCAACTCCCTTTAACCAACCATCGTCGATAACAAGACTCTCAGTAGGTTCTGTTGATTCAACAGGTTCTACAGGAGCTGCTGCCCCACCTAGAATTGATTCTGGTTCTGCGTTGTACAGGAAATGTCTAATCTTCATACTCTAACTCCCTCTGCTTACCCTGTTCCATTATCTTGATAATGTCCTCAGGAGCAGTGTTTATTGTTTTAAGGATACGTGCAATTACGCTCCTTTGTCCTTCGTTGAAAGCTGCTTCGTATGGGTCTGGTGAAAATGTTGAATCCATGAAGTGACAGGTTTTCATAAGTCCGTGTAGAACTCTCTGCCCATCTTCTGAATTGAATAGTCGTTGTAGTACGCCGATATCATCGACGATCTTTTTCTCTCGCTTGCCAAACATCCTCTCTCCTCTATTGTTGTTCTGGTGCTACCTCTTTATCATGCATTTCATCTTCTTGTTCTTCGAGCTTCTGTTGTGTCTCAACTCTAGCCTGTCTTATGTCTTGTACTGCTTTATCCTTACGTAGGAGCCTAGTAGGTAATCCATATAAAGAAGAAGCATATTCTACTATACTATCTCCATCAAACTTGTCAGCAGCTTCTGGTTGAATCTGAATTACAGGAGCTACCATATTTAACGCTCTCTGGAAGTTCTCACCCTCTGATGCCAACTGAGCCTTAGCTATCATAGAGGTATATTGTACCTGTAGTCCTGCATTAGATAGTTGTGTTGGAGGTGGTAGGAACATCTTCTTCTTGAGCATTATGTTGAATACTCTATCAATCATTGGTCTAAGTAATTCGTTGTTTAGTCTACCAAGTATAGGAGATAGTAGTCTTAGCTGCTCATCTCTACGCTGAGTAACCTCTACTGTAGTCATACGGCTGTTCTGTACCAGTTGTAGTTGGTCGATAAAGAAAGCCTGTCTGATCTGCTCCTTAACAGTGGCCATCATCTGTTCACCAAGACGTACATCTGAACCTGTGAATAGTGGCTCGATACGGTCTTTAGTTCCTGCTCTATAGTAGTTAATACTATTAGGAGAAGTCCTAACTGGTAGGATAATCCCATCGTCAGGTACTTGCAGTGGTGGAGCTACTGCCAACTGAGCTGCTTCAATCGTAGCTTTCTTCATCTTGTTAAGCATCTTAGCATCTGATAATGCTTTCATAGCAGGTGATCTACCATAGACTTCGCTAGAAATCTTAGACCATCTTGGTACTGCCCATGGATTATCTTTAAACCCTGACTCAAGTAATAGAGTATGGTCGCACATAAGAATCTTGTAAGAAGCAAACGGCATATTCTTCGGTATGTTTTTATTTTTACTTGGCTGTCCCATTCTAGGCTCTACTGCGTGTAGAATTTTTTCTCTTTCAAATGGCGTGTTCTCTGCATTTCTGATATAATCTTCGGTCAATGTGTTACGAAATTGATTAACAATTTCACGCTTAGTCATTTCATATTCGTAATAAACAGTATCTATACGACCTTTGAAATCTTCTGCTATGTATGTTTCATACACAGGACGAGAACCAAAACGTACAACTGTCTCATCATCTTCTTCGATTCTAAAAGGAGAAGTACCGAAAGATACTAAGTCCATATAAATTTCATGTATCTCTGTTTGGAAATTGGAATTGTTTAATACTTGTATCATTCTTCTTGACGTATCATCCAACCACTCTTTTATTGTGTCGTCAGTATCAAGTGCCTGATCTCCTGTGGAAAGACCGAACCATATACCAGTAGGAGTTGTAAGCATCCCGTGTAGTGCTGATGCTAGTAGCTCAGCCGCATGGATAGAAGTCGAATCAAATAAAAGATTATGCTTCTTCTCCCCACGAGTTCTCTGTCCAAAAATCTGGTCTTTCTTAGGTACAAAGTAGCCTGCTACTTCATCCCAATGAGTTTCCCAATTCTGTCTCTCAGTCTTTAATTGACCAAGACGTTTGATTAAATTCTCAACAAGTTTTTGTTGTGCATCTGTGTTATTGTTGTTTGCCATTGAATCTTCCTAGTACGGATGAAAGGTCTTGTGCTTTATTACTATTCAAATTAGAGAAGCTACTCAGTAATGAGCCAAAACTAGAAGCTCCTGATAGTTCTCTTTTTCTTTTTTTATCTAATACTTTTCTACGAGCTTCCGCTTTCTGAAACTCTATCTTATCTTGAGCTTCGGTTTCTCTGTTTGCGGCAGCGGTAGATGCTCTTTGTGATTTACGTTTACCTCTATCTAAAAGTTTCTTAATTGATTTACCACTAAACTCTTCGCCTACATCTTCAAAAACACTATGTATGCTATCAAATAAACCCATATCAATCCTCCAAAGCGTAATGGTCGTTAGTTGCTTCCCTAGGTAAATCTCTCAACCTATTAGAATTGCCCGGCTTAAACGTAAGAGCAAGCATCCTAAAAGCATCGGCTCCGTTGGAAGCCCAATCGTGGAGAGGTCTATCAAGATACATCTTGTTCTTACCATCCCACTTACGTTGGTAGTTTTTAAGTGCCGAGATACCTCTGTCACACTTCTCTTTATCAAACCAACATTTAGGCAGCAACATACGTACCGCATGAATACCATCAGCAATCGTCTGCCTTGGTACTATTCTAGTAGGTAATCCTAGATCACGCAAGCTTTCCTGTCTAGTTTTACCTGTACCTAATTCTCTAGCAGCTCCGTCATGTGGAAGATAATGCTCCTCATAAACGTAACCCTTATCTTTAATCGCTTTTACATACCACTCAAGTCCAACACCTGCACTCTCTATGTAGTCGATAATATGTACTTCTCTTCCTACTTCCTGAACAAACCAGATTGCAGTAGAGTCACTAATACCCAAATCCCAAAAAGTGCTAACAGGTACAGCTCTATCATACTCCACGTTGGTGATCTTTTTACCCACTTCCAACTGCAACATATACTTCGAGTAGTATGCCCCAACCAACGCAGCAGTAAACGAACACTCATATTCCTGTTGATACTCATCTTCACTCATCTCCTGCTCAGCATCCCTGAGTTCCTCATCGTCCAGTACACCTGTCTGAGATGCCCTGTAGATCGCTGAGAACCAGTTACCTGTTACATTCTTCTGTGCCACCTGATAGATGTCGTAGAAGTGATTCTGACCCCTAGGTGTACCAAT